TTGTACGAGTAGCCGCAGCAAAATGCTGTATGCCACTGGCGCTACCATCGAGATTAATAGCCAGCCCACTCACATGCTCGATACCGTGCATCCAGAAACCGTAGAATTCTCTACATGCTGCTAGAAACTCAAACGGTTTATCAGCAGCACTCCAGCAGATATCGTGACCGTCAGCGTAGGTGGCTTCGAAGTCGTTACCGATATGTGCGAGGCGCTCAGCGTTGTCCATGACCCACGCTACCCGGTCAGCAAAACTAGCCTTACTCAGCTTGTTGAAATCGCCAGTAGTGGCCACCTGTACAGCCAGCCAGTATGCACCACGCTCACCCAGCTTTAGCTTTTTAGAGAATAGGAATAGCGATTTGATGTGGCTGCTGCGGTGTGTGTTTAGCATACATACAGGATAGACTCGTCCACGGAAGTCAAACGAATGAGGTATAAAGAATTCATCTTCATCCACTAACGTATCCAACTGTGCAAGGTCGTTAGCCATCAGGCTGCGGCCACTATCAATCTCACGGTTAAGAGTTCTAATCTCATGAGCCTTCAATGCGTGTGCAGCTTTCTCATCGCCCGGCAGCTCTTCGAAGTTATCGGGGTACTTGTGATAATCTAGCTTGTCTCGAAGTGGGAAAGTATCACCGGGCTGCAAATTGTTATCATATGCCCACCGCATTGCAGCATTTGTGTATGGGTTGATTTGATACCCAGTGCGCTGGATAGCATTGATAGCATCTAGAGCTGGCTGCATCCGGCCGCTCCTAAGTGCCGCGTTTATCATGCCACGCTGTTTGCGTGATGGATTACGTACAAGTGGCGTAAGCATCGCCAGAGATGGGTCTAGATAACAGCCGCTGTTTTGTGCAGTCCAATCACGCGGCCTTGTTAGCATAGGTGTGAACAGAGGCTCACTCCAGCTTATTCTCTGGTTAATGTTTGCGATTTCCTCTGAAGCTGCTTCCAGCAGTCCGATATAGTAAAAGGTTTTACCCTTTTTGCCACGGACATCGTAAATCTCGAATACCTCAGACGCCTCTAGAATTGCGGATAGTATAGGTGCAGCTGCTTGGATCTGACGTTCAGTGTCCCACTTCTTATGCTCGAAACCATGCTTTGCAGCCTCAGCTTTAAGCACTGTCCTACGCTTCCAACTGCTACTGATCTTCTCTTCGACTTCTTTAGTTATGCGCTTAGCTAAATCTTTGTCTTGAGCGTAAAGATTGATAGCAAACTGCTCCATCTCAACGCGCATACCAATGCTATGTGCAACCTTGGTTCTCGTAGAGCGCTGTCCCACGCCTTCCATACAACATACCAAACCAATGTAAGCTAGTAGCTCAGGATTAAGAGTGCCAAGGTCACTTACCCACTTATAGGGTCTATGCTGCTTTGGCTCTCTGGCTTCTTCTAGCCGGGCTCTAATGTTTTCTGTGACCTTTGTGATTGCAGCTTGCAGCACTTGGCTATGCGCTTTGTCGATATTTAAGTCTTTCAAAGCAGCTTGCCGCTGCATAAATCTATCGTGACCATCTTGCAGCATGGAATGCTCACGCTGAAGCTGGTCTAAAGTTGACCTTCTGTACATTTTATAAAGCTCCTCTTCGTCCCCCGTAGATGGGCGTTAGGGGGACATAACTAAAACTGTAGAAATTAGGGGTGTTTTAGTGAGAAGAGGTCGTATCTATTAGCGGGTTGTTGGATGTAAGTAATCCAATGAACGCATAAGATAAATTAAGGGTGGGAGTACGTCCGGGCGTACCAGTGTAGCCCTTGTTGAATAGGGGCATTTTGGATATTTTACGATTACTAAAAAGTGTACTCCAACCGTAATGGATTGAAGCAAATTGTTTATATAAACCACGAAATGCTTTGGGTGGGGCTTGTGGGATGTTTTCCCAGTGTGATGTTGTCATCCCATCCATTTTGTAAATAGAATTCATGTTCAGCTCCTTTTTCAGGCTGTCATTATTTTTATTATTACAGTGTGAATCAAGGCAAGCATGGTGCCTGTAAAGTGCAACCTAGTTGACACTTTTACCCATCGCAATTTGGTAGTTTTCCATCGCATTTAGCCAGTAGCGAATAGGCCTTTTCTTAACTGTAGCAATGTGATCCTCAGTATAGTTATACAATTGGTCTATTAGAAAGACTGTAGCCCTATAGCCTTTGCCATCTGGCTCAACCCACTTAGAAGCCATGCACTCTTCAACCATTTTACTCGCAGCCTGTCGGCTTATAATCAATTCCCTTGAAATCTTAGCTTTTGTGTAAACTTGGTTGTCGTGTGCGGCTACAAACATAAGTCGAGCCATTGCATTTCTCACTGGCGTTGAATTAAAGTAACGCTGTAACGCACTTGCATCCCGTTGGTTTCGCATTTGATAAAGCTCAACCTGCCACTTAGCTAGCTCTAACGCATATCCTCTATATAACGTCTTTTCTACATTATCCATGATACTCACCTCACGCGCTCTTAGCCAAATCAGCAGCAATAGAACGCATACTAGATGGCTTGATATGGATATACTTTGCGGTAGTAGCCGGGTTCCTATGCCCTAGCCATTGACCAATGATATCACTATTGAGTTTCAGCTCATTTGCCATATGTGATGCAGCGGTATGCCTAAATACATGAAACACAAATTGCTCATCGCCCTTCGCTATTAAACAGCGCATTCTATCCCAAAGTCTATAAAAAACCTTTTCACTGTAAGCACTTCCTTGTAAATTACGCGCAGCCTGTACAGCTCTTGGCTGTATAATAGGCACTGAGCGGTCATCGCCATTTTTAGTATCTTGCAGCTCTACCCACAGGATACCATCGTCATCAGCCTCTAGGTAGGCGTTGGTGCCTTTTATGAGACCTTGGATTTCCCCATGACGGAGCCCGGTGTAACGTGCAAGGATGCACATATCACGGAACCAGCTTTCTACACGATTGCTACTAATGTAACTATCTATCTTTACCAACTCTTCAGCAGTAAAGTATCTGATGCGGTTCTTCTCCCTGTGCGTTTCGATTTCGAAATGCTGATGCTCAAGGCCGCTCTTACGGGCGTGTGTGAGCAGCCGGGATACAGCAGCCACATACCTATTCACGCTGGCTTTAGATAGCCCTTTACGCAGCTCTAAAGTGTCCATGAAGTCATAAAGCTTCTGAGCGGTTACATTCTTTATTTCTATCTGCGGATTGAGGCTACAGAATTGCTCAACCCGTCTGAATGCTTCTGCACGGTGCTTAGCTGTACCCTTCCAGATACGATGTGAATTCTTATTGAGATAATCTTTTACTAACATTGAAGCGCTCCTTTACTTCCTGTTTATGCGTATAGGTCACCCAGTTCCCGGCAACCCTGTAGCCACTCCCGGCTCATGCAGTAAGCGATGCCATCCCGGCCATTGCGCTCGAAGTAAAACCCGTGGCGCTTATACCAGCGCTTTAGGTTAGCTTGGCTCAGGCCATCGCTGCCGCAGCGGTTAACTGTCAGGTGGATAACCATGTTGTGACGGGTGGCAATCTTCATGAACAGGCTAAGGGCATAGCTGCCGTAGCCTTGCCCCTTGTCCAGTGACTGTATGAAGCCCAGTGTCATCTCACCATCTTCATGGCCATCAGTAAGCTCGATAGCGGCTACTGCCCGGCCTTCGTGGTCAAGGAATACCCGCAGCCAGTGCGAGAAAGGATGCTGGATGGTAGCCCCGTAGATGTCATCTACGAAGGCTTTATTCTGTGGGTTTTTATCCAAGCGATTATAATTAATCATTACGCAATCTCCTTATCTGCATCGATTGCAAATGTCAGAAGCGTCTGTGCTAACCACTCAGGGTTTCTGCCTTGAGCAAACGCTATCTCGATGTAATTACGGACACTCATGCCAGTGCAGACATCAGCAAGGTGGAAGCTTTCGCGGGTCTCCCAGATAGCTGACCATTCAGGATTACGCTCTACATGATGGTTGTAGAAGATATCCTCAGTCTTTTTAGCGAAAGCCGCATAATGATCATCGCGTGATTCAAGTAAGCTTTGGATCTTGATAGTTACTTTCTGCATTATGCAATCTCCCGCTTGCCCAGAGTATCCCACTCAGCGCGTCTAATCTTCATTTTGATATTGGAGAATGTTTCGCAAAGGCGAACGTGCTTGCGGCCTACGATGACCCAGCAAGCTCTACCGCCACAGATTGGCAGCCGATTGATATACAAGTCGACATTAAACAGTTTTGCTGTACGCCAGCTTGCGGCTTTTGGCTTAGATTGTCTGTATAATTTACCCATGTGATTCGTAGCTCCTTATTTCACATTATGGAACTACTTGTGTGTAAATCTTAGGGAAATACTGGGGTTTTTACCCCCAACCTGCTGATTAGAAGTCAGCTGGCCGCACAAGTAGATAACCGATCCTACCACATTTCCTCAATAGTGTCAAACGCATACATATAGGGGGACATAAGTAAAAAACAAAAAGACTGCTAATAAACCACAACAGGGGATCTGTACGGTTGCCAGCGTTTGCGGCCACGGAGGCGGCTAAAGTTAAACCACCTGCCGCCCTTAACTCTTCTCGTTTCCAAGCCAAAGTCCGAAGGCACCGCTGATGGCTCCTGTGACAGTTGCAGTCAGAGCGGTGGCCTGTGTGCTTACCTCGTCTTGAGGCAACGCCATAAACCAGTATAATACCTCAACATACATATATAGCATTACAGCCATCACTGCGCGGGGCAGTAGTTTCCATGCGAGGATACGTTCCATAGTGTAGGTCATTTAGTGTCAGTCCTTTTCGACTTGTCGTAGCTCCGCATTCCAGAGATGCCTAGCATACCGAACATGAGAGGCATCATCACACTCATGTCAGCTTGCGGGATTGTAACACCAAAGCCAGCAGCGATTGGCGAGACCATGTAATTCACTGCTAGCGATATGCCACAGATATACCCGATAAGGGGTCTCCAGCTGGACTGAAACCAATTGCCCTTCGCGTCTGCTTTCAGCACTTCTATTTGCTGAAGGGCTATTTCCTGAGCGTGTTTATCGGCCATGGTAGCCAGCTCAAATGAGAGCTTCTGCTTTGTATCAGCGTCAGGTACAAACTTATCGAGAATGCCACTAACTGCGGGAATTAGAGCCTGTATCATTTTGCTTCCCCTTAAATCTGTGTTTTAGGAAAACCACTGTGTTAATAGCGGTGTTTAAGGTGACCATGGCCACCAGCCAATATTGCAACTCAATCGGCATGGCCGCGTATCATTTCCGCGTTTCGGCCTGAGCGGTTAGGCAGCGTGGCAGCATAGCGGCTGCGTAGCAGCTCATCAGCAGCCTTTGCATATTGTGATGTACGGAGCAGCTCTAAAGTCTTAACGAAAGTGAGGAGCTTGGGTACGCCCATATTGAAGGCTAAATCGATAAGTACATCTTGTATCCCGGATGGGGCGTTATCGAACCAGCTGAGGTTCTGCCGCAGCTCTCCCACGCAGATATCGATGTCCTCATCTAGCATCTGGTCGATAGTGATATCAGAGATGCCTCTGTCTTGAATGTTTCTACCCACGCCTATCGTTAGCTTGTTTTCTGAGCAAGTGTAGGGAAAATGCTTCTTGCCCTCTTCTTGTATCAGCCGTTTCTTTACTTTCGCTAAGTCCATATGAATGCTCCCACAAACGCTAATGACATTAGAGCCGCGCAGCCTAATGCTATTGCGATGGATTTGATTGTTTCTGTTAGTTCATGCTGTTGTCTGCGCTTTTCCATTGCAGCTTTCTTAGCTGCTTCTCGCGCTTCTTGTATCCTACGCTGACGTTCAGCAAGTATCATCTGCCAAGTGCCATGGCCAAAACGCATATCGATTTCCACGCCAACTTGACGCAGCTTTTCTTGTGCTAGCTTGTGGTCGATAATCTCTTGAGCTACGTTTTGCGTGCTGAAGTTACTGTGCTTGTCTTGCTTGTTGCGGGCGGCCATTGCTTGCTGTTCACCTTGGAACAGTAGCTCTAATTGGTCACCCATTTCATTGACGCTATTGTATGCGTTTATCCCCTGCTTAATACCATCCGCGATTTTAGTTACTAAGGCTATTCCAGTGAGCGCTGCGGTAACTGGGTCTACCATTTCATTTACCTTTCCAAGCTCTCCAGAGTTTGGTGCATACATACATAATAGAAACCAGCCCTAACACCAGTGCGATCCACTGGTTCAGAGCGGGTAGCCAAAGGGGGCTACTGACGCCCCCGGTGGCAATCAAGATGTCGCTCTGGTTCATTAAGCATTCTCCAGAGCAACCACACGCGCCAACAGAGCATCATAATCACTCTGCAACTGGTCATGCTTGTCGGATAGTTCACGCAGTGCTTTCCACAAGATTGGGGTCATGTCTCCTATTGTGAAACGCTGTACATCGTAGCCGTATTTATCTTCAGTCTCGCTATAAGTCAGACGAGCATCTGAATATTCGGATGGCAGTTGTGCCGCAACTTCCTGTGCTACAAAGCCAAACTCACGCTTGCTAAACTTTTGTGTGCCAGCGTCATAGGCTGTTTGGTCGAAGGTGTAGCTTTGCTCTAGGCTCTCATCTTCATCTAATGCTGGTTCATCATATGCCGAAGTGTAGTATTGCGACCTGTTGTTTTTGTGGAACGCTTTCGGTTCAATAGCGTTGACAAAATCCAAGCCCAAAGTAAGAGCAGTAATATCAGTCTTATCTCTGCTATCGGATACACCAGTTATTGAAGTATCTTGGCATTTCAAATCGTTTATAGAGCTATTACCCAACACAAACTGATTTGCATAAGCTGAAGCGTAGTTACCAAACGCATTAGCATTACTGCCGTTTGCAACTGCACCATATCCTACAGCATGAGCATTATTATTGGAGGCCGAAGAAAAAGCCCCAATCGCCACTTGATAGTTTCCACCTGCATATCCTTTGTAGCCAAAAGCAGAACTAGTATAAGCCGCATAACACCTAACAGTGGAACTATATCCACTGCCAACTGCTGTACTGTAGTTACCAGCGTCAGACCAAGCACCGATAGCAATCGGGTTGGTTGTACCATTAGCATCTGCGGCATAGCCGATAGCAATCGAACCATTAGAATTAGAGCCTCTAGCGTATGCGCTATCGCCAATCGCAATACTTGCTTGAGTGATTGCTCTAGCTTGTCTACCAACCGCAACTGTGGCGGTCTGTGATGCGTTAGAGCCTTGACCCAATGCAACAGAGTTAGACCCACCAGACGAAGCAGAACCAGAACCAGAACCCATAGATATTGTTGCTGGCAAACCAGCGTTTGCATCCACGTAAGCTTTAGTGGTTAAGTCCATGTTATCAGAAGGGCTGTAGCTGGTATTGCCTACCCTGATAGAGGTAAAGCCGTTTGTATTACTGTTACGCCCTAGCATTAGCTGGTTAGCTTGGCCTGTCGTGGCATAGTAACCGATAGCTGCGCTATAATTATGAGCAGCGTTTGCTAGCAGACCATGTGCGATTGCATAAGTTCCTGTCGCATCTGTGCTTTGACCGATAGCGATTGTCTGGTTGCCTGTTGCAGCATTTGAATCATAGCCAATAGAAATGGCAGACGTAGTGCCAGCATTAGCCTGATAGCCAAGCGAAACACTATAATTACCACCAGCATCAGCCTCGTAACCAGCAGCTACGGCTGATGTTCCTGTTGCTGTTGCGGCAGTTGTGTTCGTTCCTTCCGCAGCAAGGTAATCAGTACCACCACCGCCACCACCAGAAGCGCTATCCACGTAGGCTTTTGTAGCCAAGTCCATGTTATCGCTTGGTGTATAGCTAGTGTTACCAACACGAACAGAAGTAAAGCCGTTAGTGCCTGATGCTCCCAGCATAAGTTGTCTGTCGGCTGTGGTTGTTGTTGAGTAGCCTAACGCAACAGACTTATCATAGTTATTTGTTGTCGATGCGCCAATAGCGATAGCATGGGTTTTTGTAGAAGTTCCAGCAGTTGCATCCCAACCTATCGTAATAGCACTCTGGCCTACCGCTTGCGCTCGATGGCCTAGAGCGATTGCGTAAGCGCTAGTAGCATTAGTTTTGAGATGTGTTGTGCTTGAATTAGAGCTACCAATAGCCACTGATTCAGCACCTGACGCTACAGCGTAGTTTCCAACTGCCAATGCCTCGCCTGAAGCAGTCGAATTACCGCCAAGAGCAAGCGCACCATTAGCGCCAGCAGATGCAGCACTGGTATTATTCGAAGCAATCCAATTTACTGAGCCACCACCACTAGAGGCAGCTGGGGTAAACGTAAAGACACCAGTTGAATTATCGTAGGCCAGAGAGCCGCTGCCGCTAGCGCTTGCTGTAGTAACCGATAAGTCTGACAGTGCGATACCAGCGTTGGTATCTACGTAACTTTTGGTCGTTAAGTCCATCGCATTAGTTGGTGTGTAACTGGTGTTACCCACTTGGATACTGTTGATAGTACCATTACCACTTGTACTGCCAAACATAACTTGATTGGCGGCTGTTGTCGTTGCAGATAAGCCAAACGCAAAGCTGTAGTTATGTAGTGCCTGTGACCCAGCACCCAGCGCAACCGCACTAGCACCTGTAGCATCGGAATTGTACCCAAGCGCAGTTCCGCTAGTGTTAGTCATCACTTTTGCATTACGGCCAATCGCAACAGAATTGTGGGTTAGTGCGCTTGAATTGTCACCAATCGCGATACTACGATTTGCGGTAGAAGGCACAGATGCGGCTAGACCGATTGCAATAGAATCAGTTCCTAGTGCAGATGCCGCAGTTCCTGTAGAATTGACTGAACCATAGCTACCCAAACCGCCACTGCTACCTGATGATGGTGTTTCTGGTTGCCAACCATTTGTGGTGTCATAGGTTAGCACCTGACCGTCTGTAGGCGTTGTAGACGCTACGTTCGACAAGTCAGATAGGCTTTCGCCAGTGATGTCGGTTAGATAGCTGCTGAGGTCAGGCTTTGTAAAAGTAAACTCACCATTAACTTGGTTATAGCTAAGATTGCCGCCACCACTTGCTACTGCTCCAGTAACAGCAGCCACTGATGACCTTGCTCTAGCAGTTGTATGATATAGGTTGGTCGAACCTTCTGTCAGACCATCTGTATCAGTAAGTGCAGCTGGCGCACCAGTAAGGTCAGAATATGCACCCGTAGTAGCAACAGTGGCCAGCGAGGATGTTGTGGCGTAGCCCGATAAGTCTGGCGGTGTTAGAAGAAACTGACCAGTTGCGTTGTTGTAGGAAAGCGAACCACCACCAGTAGCTGTGACTGTGCCAGCCGATAAATCAGTCAGTGCGATACCACCAAGCCCACTTAGGTCTGGCGGTGTAAATGTAAACTGACCAGTGCTGCTATTGTTAGCCAGCGCTGCAGTTCCAGCCGCAGCATTGGTTACACTCACCGCTGCTCTTGCTCTGGCATTTGTGTAGTACAGGTTAGATGAGCCCTCAGTAACATCGTTTGTATCGTGGTTACTCAAGCTGCTTACAGTGCCAGTGACGTTACCAATTAGGTTGCCCTCGAATGCACCAGCGACAAAAGCTTCGCTGCCAACACTCCACTTATCGTTGGTTTCATCCCAAACAAGTGTCTTGTTGGTCAGTGTACCTCGCTCGACTTCTATACCGCCATCTTCAGTCGGCGAAGAGCCAGTATAGTTAGAGTTTAGTGTGATAGTATTGTCAGCTAAGTTAATGGTTTCTGTATCAACAGTTGTGGTTGTGCCACTCACTGTCAAATCGCCACCAACAGTAATATTACCAGATGTCGTGATAGTAGCCACGCTGCCACCAGACAGCCGACTGTCTACTCTTGCATCTGTATAGTAGAGGTTTGAACCCTCACTAAGATTAGTTGTTGTTGATGATGTCTCATCTAACAGCTTGACCCAATTACCAGCGTGAGCAAAGTAGCCCTTGCCTGTTCCATGTACGTGGGCGAACATGCCATGGTAAGTCGAAGCAGATGGCAAGTTACCTTCAGCAGAGTACACGTTAGCAAACAATACTTTGTTGCCGCCCATATCTAGGTCAGAGGCAGTGATGCCTGATGCTGCTCTTGCATTAGTGAAATAAAGGTTAGTGCTGCCCTCAGTAATATCATCTGTTGTAGAAGGTATTGTGGGCTTTCCAGTAAGGTCTGCATAAGCGCCTGATGTTGCCACTGCTGCAAGGCTAGCTGTTAAAGCGTAACCGCTGAGGTTGGGTGGTGTAAATGTGAATACGCCTGTTGTATTGTCATAGGCTAAACCAGCAGCTCCAGCTGCGGCTGTAGTTGTTGAAAGGTCTGTTAACTCAATGCCACCCCCTGAAGAAGCGCCAGAGAAGTCTACAGTACCGCCACTCACGGTTAGACCATTAGTGATGGTAAGACCACCAAGTAATTCGAGGTCTGCTTCACTCATAATATGTACTCCTGAAATTAAACGAGGGTTGCTGTCCACTTAAAGACAGTTGAATCACCATTGCCAGTTTTGACTTGTAAGTAGATTTTATTGGTGGATGTGTCCCAGCGTGGTCTTAGGCGAATATTGCTAATGATGTGGCCGCTGCTTCCACTATTTATACCATTACCGAACCAAGGAGTTGTCATCCAGTTAGTAAAGCCGGGGGATTCTTTATTATAAGCCACATTTAGTTTCCCGTACCACGCACTAGCATTATTACCAGTGCCAACTTGTGCGGCTACAAGCACTTCAAACATACCCGTAAAACCATCGTCAGTATCAACAATCTCACCAGCGTCCACAAAAGATGTGCTGGTGGTTGTATATGTTCCTGTAACGATGTTAGGGCTTTGATTGCTGCTGCTACCGCCACCACCACTGCTTGAAACAGTTGCTGGCTTCCAATAGCTGTTTGCATTATCCCATGTTAGCACTTGGCCATCGGCTGGCGTTGCGTTGTTAACATCCGATAGGTCTGCAAGGTTTTCACTGTTGATGTTCTGAAGGTATGGGCTTAGATCAGGTGGTGTGAATATAAAATCACCAGTGCTACTATTATAATTAAGAGTAGCGTTACCGGGTGCATTGTTTGACGCACTTAAATCAGTCAGCGAAATACCACTACTGCTACTTGTTGGGGTGATAGGTTGCCACAGTGAAGTGCCACTATCCCAAGTCAATACCTGATTGTTTGCAGGGGTTGCAGTACTTACATCATTTAAGCCACTTAGAATTGTAGCCCCACCACCCCCACCAGAAGGAGCAGCAACAAATTCAAGTGCAGTAGCGCCTGAGTTTACAGCCAGATACTGCCCGGCTGTACCTAGTGATGCCGGGGTATCTGTTAGCCCTGTAAAGGTAGAAGTACCAGAGCCAGAATTGTTATCTACATATGACTTTGTAGCCAAGTCCATTGCGTTAGATGGCGTATAGTTACTATTGCCAACACGAACGGAAGTTAGCGCACCGACATAGCCACTGGCTGCACCTAGCATAAGCTGATTGGCTGCATTAGCTACTGCGTTTGCACCCAGTGCGGTAGAACCAGCATTTGTGCTGGTGCTAGTATTGAGGCCAATCGAAACGCTGCTAGCGCCATTCACTGTTGCGCTGCTGCCTATCGAGATGCCATTAGTTGCACTAGATCCAACTACAGCTGCTTTACCGATAGCCACACTGTCAGTACCAGACGCAGATGGCTGTGTACCGCTAGTAGTTTGGATATCGACATAATCCTCACCACCACCAGCTGCTGTAGATGCGATTGTAAGGCTATTTCCTGCATCATTGTAAGTCAGGGTGATGTTTGAGCCAGCTGTAAGTAAGCTGTTTACTCTATCATCAACGCGCTCATTAGTATGGTAGAGGTTGGTAGTACCTTCAGATATGTCATCAGTGCTTGGGGTGACAGTAGCTATACCATCCTCAGTAGAGTTCACCATGAGATAACGATAAGCCTGACCAGTGTAGTTTGGTGGGGTATCTGTTAAACCAAGAAACGTAGAAGAACCACTCCCACCTGTTGCGGTGCTAGCTATTGTTAAAGTATTAGCCGCATCGTCATAAGTTAAGGTCACATTGTTACCAGCTGTAAGCAGGGCGTTTACCCGGTCATCTACGCGCTCATCTGTAAAGTACAGATTGCTGCTGCCCTCAGTCAGGCCGTCAGTGTTCTGTAGGTTGTTAGCTGAAGCTGTTACATCCCAGCTGCTCCCTGACCAGATATAAAGCTGGCTTGTACCCGTATCGAAGTACATCGATCCAACTTGTGTCGTAGATGGAGCAGAAGAATAAGCACCTAGATAATATTGTTGAAAGCTGTTTAAGCTGCTCTGTGCATTAATAGCGCTGGTGTTTGCTTGGGTGGCTGAGGTGGCCGCCTGAGTAGCGCTGCCAGCAGCCTGAGTAACTGCGGTCTGAATACTGTTTTCAACAGCCGGGGTAGACCCGCTGCTCTTATAAAAGCTGCTGGTGGACATTAGTGTGCATCCTCATATTTGTAAGCCGGAGCTATCTGTTGAGTAGAGCCGTTCAGCTCTTGGTCATTCGCTTGCTCTTGAACCTCTTGTAGGAACGCTTGGTACTTCTGTTCGAAGATAGACGCACGTTCATCTAGGTAATAATCTGCGGCATATGTAAGCGCAGCATAAATTAACAAGTCAGGGGCTGAAGTGGTTAGGGCGTTTGTGTCGGCATCAGCGGTTAGGGGCTCGAAATCACCGTAGTAATACAAAACCAGCTCACCATCGCTAGGCTGCGGGTGTATAAACACTGATTCTTGCTGCCTTGTAAAATGAGTTGGGCGGCCAGCCACAGGGCTTTCTGTGTAGGCTCTAAATTGCGAATTCGGCAGTCTAATCAAAACGCGGTTCTTATAATACAGGTCGATGAATTCGATGAAATCAGACGGTAAAGTAAAAGCCGCAGTTTGTGATGTTAGAGTTATGTTTTGCACTTGCTCATTCATACCTGCTCTGAGCTGCCGGGATACCCTGCGAATACCCTGCCCTACAAATGTTTCTGTAAGAGCAGCGGTATTGTCAGAGCGGTTCAGTAGGCTCTCAAAGTGTGTCTTAACTTCACCATAGTTCATGATTATGCACCATATCGTTTAGGTTGCTTCTTCTTAGCTGGCTTTGCTGTCTTAGCTGCTTTCTTAAACTGTGCAGCTGTAGGGGAGCCCTTAGAGCCGGGCTTCCTCATCTTCTCGCCACTACCAGCTTTTATTCTGGCTCTCTTTTTGTGAATGTTGGCATACAATCCATTACCCATTCTAATATCCTCCCTTGCTCTTCTTCTTGCATTTACCAGCGCGTTTACAGGCCACAGTGGTGCGGCAGCCTTTACATGGTTTCATCATTTACTTCTCCGTGATTTCTTGCCGCTGCACTTCCATTTCTTACGTGATAAGCGTAGTGGGCTGTTAGGGTCTCTGGCGGCAGCCGGGTGCTTCTTCATCTGTCCAGCAGAACGCGCACAGTAGCTGTCACCACGGCTAGTGCCGGGTGCGATAGTATAGCCCTTAGCACCGTACTTGACCGTCTTAGTGCGGCCTGTTTTAGGGTTCTTAACCTTCTTGCTATACTTCTTTTCGGCCATCTCTAAACTCGCTTGCTAGTCGCTAGGAAATCTTCTAAGCCCTCTGCTTTTAGCTTCTTCACGATATCGGCTGGCTTTATGTTTCTATCGCCTAAAATATCAAAGCCCTCGCGCATCCATTTCTCGACAACTACTGTCGGGATGCTGGCCACCTTCATAAACTCACCCTCGCGGGTCTGTGTACTATTGTGGCGCATGTCAGCGAGGTTGCTTAGGAAACTGTCTGGGATGTGCTGCTGGTGCTTTCGGTGTACTCCGTCAGCGTTATCAGCGTAAGTGGTATCGATGCCAATTAAGCTTGGCTGTTTTTTATCTGTCATTATTCTGTCCTTGGAATGAAAGGTGGCAGCCCAAGTAAGGAGAGCAAAACCTCAGACTACCACCTATTATGTTAAGCAAAACAAAAGGGGCATCCCTAAGGACACCCCTAATCGTTAAGCTTTATGTGCAGAACTTACGTCAGGTCGGTAATCATACCGTCCGCTGAGAAGTTCATATGCTTCAGTGAGTATTCACCCACAACAGCATGTGTGTCGGCATCGGATGTCTTTGCCAACAGTTCGCGTGTGAACGGACGCAGTACAACTGAGCGCCACATTGCAGGGTCAATTAAGAATGCGTGTGTGGAAAGTTGCTCTCTCGAAAGCGTGACCCTAAGTTCGCCGAAGCTAGACACGTACAGGTCAATTACATTCACCAATGCAGTGCCTGTATCGAAGTCACGAGTACGCCCAGATGATGCAGCAAAGTTTGACACGACAGTGGCGTCTGCGGGTTTTATGAGCAATACGCTGGGGTCTGATCCATTGTTGTAGCAGTCCTCATGCAGCTCTAGAAGCTTAGCTTCAGTCAGCGCTGCTGTACCCTGTGAAACAGATGTTGAAATCTGCTGGGTGGCTGATGCCATTTCACGGGCGGCTGATGATGTACCTGTTACAGCAGCATTATCCACACCAACGTAAGCATATTCTAAGTCTTTCTTTATGCTTTTCAAAACCTTTGAAAGTTGATATGCGGTTTCTTTAGCTCTACCATAGAGTGCAATGGCATCGGCTGTCGCTGTGACTTCAAAAGTTTCCGATAACACTTGAGTATTGTTAGTACGCATTGTGGTTGGCGAGATTGTGCCAGCTGAGAAGGTGTGACCTTCAATTTGTGCATTAGCACCACCAGCGCGGATGGTATCTTCTTGCCATTCGAACACACGGGCTGAGCATTTCTCTTGCTTAATCAGCGTGGTGAAAGGTGTTGCAGTCGGCGAAATGTTTGTAATTATTGAAGAAACGTCCTCTTTAATTCCAATTTGATCATATGTGGTGAATTGAGCCATTGGGATAGATCCTCTCTATATATTAAGGCTGTTGGGTTACTGTTCCCAGCGAGACATAATAAGAGCGACTGCATCATCAGGGTCAGAACTGGCGGCAACCTTAGCAGCTAGCTTTTGCTGCTTTTCATTGCGAGATGCCGCTGCGTTTTGTGGTGCCTTCTTAGATTTCAAGACACGTTTAGCAGGAGACTTTCTCTTTTTAGTTGCAACCTTCTGTGCGGCATCAAACATACGAGCCTTATTAAGGATGGACACTACAGCAGGGTCTACGATGGTATCCACCATCTCCTGTTGCAGTCCTTGGCCTACTGCGTAAGCCCGGATATCGTTGTAGAGGTTGTTAGACCAATCAGGAATAGTATCCTGAAGTACCTTAACTGCCTCTGTTGCTTGTTCTTTAAGTTGTGCTTGCTGCTGTTGTTGCAGGTCACGGAAGTAGCCATCAGCTTCTTCTTTTACAAACTTTAGATTATCCTCAGCGTCTTTAGCTTCTTTGCGTAATTGAGCAAAGTCACCGTCAGATAGCTGCTTAGATGCAAGCATCATATCCACCTCTTGATAAGGCTTAGCGCGTTCTTCAGCTTGCTGTATTAGCCGCTGGAAAACTACGCCTGTTTTCTGGATTGATGATTCAGCTTCTTTTCTTAGTTTCGCTGTTTCTTGAGACTTACGAGTTAGTGAAGCTTCCTGTCCATATAGGCGTTTCAAATCCGATACTGATGCTTGTACTACGTTACCGTCCACAGTGACTTCGACAATTTGCTCATCAGCCAATACTTCGACTTCAGTAGCTTCATCATCCTCTTCTGCTTCTTCTTCCGTAGATGCTTCTTCAAGGTCAGTATCTTCCTCTTCTTCATCCTCTATTTCTTCTTCTGCTTCTTCATCCGACAGCTCTAGCTCTGTCTCTTCAGCTTGAGTATCGGCTGCCTCTGCTTCTTCTGGTTCAGATACCTCAGCCTGAGGGTCTTTCCATCGTGCAAGAATGGCTTCTTCTGGATCTGCCAGACCTGTTAAAGGGTCTAAAGGTAAATCCATCTGTTGTGAGGGGTTTTGCTGTTGGTCGCTCATGGTAGACCTATTCCTCTTCGTTGCTGTCACGCTCTATCATCTGGTTACGCACCTGAACGCGCTGGTTCAGTGTAGCCATGATGTCTGTAAGGCCTCTGTATTGGTTATAGATGCGCTCACGCTCATCTGTAGCTTCCGGCTTTGTATTTACAAACTGGCCGAATGATTGCTCTACGAGGCTGTTTATAATTGTGATAAAGGTTTCTTGATTCAGCATTGCTTCTGCATCATCGCCCATCTTTATCAGGGTTTCATCACGGACTGTTTCTGGTGATTTAGTCAGCTCTTCTTTAACTTGGGTTGTGTTTGCTTTGGCCATTAGTCATTTCTCCTTTAGCCTGTGGGTGACACAATTCCGCGCTTATCTTCAGTGGTCTTGAGTATCTCAAGCTCACCAAGGTCAATGCGCTTCTTATGTGCCAGTTGCTCTTCTTTCAGATCCATACTGTCAGAAGCTATTGAGTGCTGGGCTTGTACCTTCATGGTCTCAAGCTCCAGCTTTAACTGAGCTATCTGGGCGTCTGTCGATGCCTTTAGTTCAGCTATCTGGGTTTGCCGCTCTTGAAGCTCCATTTGCTTCATAGCCATCTGCTGCTGCATTTGCTGTGCAGGGTCAGGCTGCTGAGGCGGCATTTGGTCTGGTCGGGTGATGTAATCATCCACGTTCAATACATCCTGTTTCTCAAGGAGCATCTTCATTAGCTTGTAGCGGTTCTCTGGGGTGTAGAAAGGCTGCAAGGCCGGGTCTTGGCTGAAGAGCTGGTGGATAGCTAGGTACTTACCTGCTTCCCGCTCTTTCTCGCCATAGCCTAGCGATAGCTCTACAACTACGTCCCTTCTGTCATCCCACTGTGATGGGTCTACTGGTACGTACTGCCCCGCCAGCTGTACTATCTTCTCTTCTGATTCATTTTCTAGACAGAGGCGGTAAACCTCATGGAAGAGTGGGCGCAAGAATTGATTGGCAAATTGCCGGGCAATTACTTTCTGCCGCTGCTGAGACATGCTAGATAGCTGCTCAACTAGGGCAGCACTATTTTGCTTACTCACCGCATCTTTGTTCATACCCTTCGATAGCCCGGAGATGCCGCTAGTATCTTCTGCATCATCCTCTAGCAGCTGTAGGGTCTGGAAGATAAAGGGGTTTAGAGGTGATTGTGGCAGCGCAGATATAGCATCAGGTCTGGACACATTGACGAGGCCTCCGATCCTTGCATCGATCAGCTCTCTGGGCGAACTGAGGCCGCCCTTAACAACCATATACCGGGGGTTATTAGTCATTACAGCGTGGTCAAGGATGCTGCGCGTCAATACAGACCGGGCGTTCTGTGTGCCTATCAGCTTGTCAGCAAAGTTAGAGCCGTAGAAAGCGTGAGGGATAGGCAGCGGGGTGAATACACAG